TCCGTGCCTTTCATCATTCGGTTATAGAATTGACCAGCCTGCATTTCTAATGCCTGCGCTCGCTGCTCTGGGGTTTTCATCGCAAACTTACGTTCAGGGGATACGTTAGTTGCGTTAGTTACAGATTGCTGCCAATTAGAATACCCAGTTCTAGGACCTAGCTTATTAACCTTAGCCAAAGCAGAATTGTATTCTTCAGTACCTACATCAGCCCGACGAACAACCTTAATCGCATTCTGAAAATCTTTGCGAGTTTTGCCCCTTGAAGAAGGCTTATTTGAAGTGCTTGGTGATTTAGCTAAAGCTGTTTTTATAGCCATAATTATACCTGTCCCCCTGCGTCATAACGTAATTCAAAGCCAAAGATTTGGCATGAAGTATTTTTAATTGCTCCACTCAATCGAATAGCTGCACAATGGCCTTGTCCCTTTGTGGCATAACGGTCGTAAATGTACTCAGTGCCAGCAGACCAAGGAGAACCCCAAGGCGATCCCCAAGGTGTAAATGTGCTGCCTGTAGGCGTGATAGTGCTGTTGGTAGTACCTTGTTTGAAATTGGTATCAATATCGATGTTGAGAGTTATGTTCCTAGTGCTCTTAAACAAAGGTCGAATGTCTTTAAATGTTTTGTAGGTATCTCGTGAACCTAAGAAGGAAAAAGCACCTCTATAGCTGAAGTTAATTCCTTGTCCTACGCTGCTTACAGTTTGATCGGCTAAGCCTGTTTCTCCAGACCAAATAATACCACCAGCGCTTCCATAGAAGGGTAGCTTGTTGAACAAGCATGAAGCAGCAGCATCGTTATTTGAGTAAAGTCTGAATTGAGTCCAAGAGCCTGTGTCTATGCTGAAGACTAAGAACGTTGCTGATGTTGATGATTCTGGAACGCTTATATAAACCCGTCGCCCAGCAGGCCAAAAGAACCCATGCCACAATGGTGAAAAGCCCACACTTGTAGCGGCATTTGTAATGATAGGATTTACCGGCCTACTAATCGTCGTTATTACTTGGCTTTCACCTTTGCTAAACAATGCTGATACTGAAACCACACCTTGTTCAGTAATGATCCAGATATCATCGTTTACATATACAAACGAGCGATACCCAAGTGGTTTACCAATGTAATAGTGAGCAACAACCGAGTTAGTTCCACCAGCGCCTGCTGATGACCAATTGCTATCGTCTGGCGAATAACCTGTAAAAGCTACTATTTCACCTTCACTAGATACAGCTAGGAATAAGTCTTGTGCTGTATTAGCTGTTTGATTTGTATAGGTGAGAGTATAAAGAAGGTAGCCACCTCGACGCATGACATAGGTGAAATCATAAGATTTCAGTGCTGGAGATCCAGACGTCATAGGAACGTTTACAGTGTCATGATAAAACATCTGCAAAGTGCCTTTCTTTACTAAGTAAAGTCTTCCTCGGTAAGAAGATACGTTGATAAAGTCAGCTATTGCAGTTCCTGCTGGTGGATTTGCAGTTATGTCAGCGCACGTTCCTGTGCCAGTGTAAACTTGAGCATTATTGATGCCGTTGCATAGGTATAAATTGTTGTTGAATATGTGGCTATTCCATTGGCCAGAAGTATAACCGCCGACCTTAGAAATATCAGTTGCTACACCAGCAGTATTAAACGAATAGATGGTAGTATTATTTGCTGCAATTAGCTGAGTAGTTCCATTAGGTCTTGGCAGTTCTTCCATGAACTGAACCTGAGCGCCTAAAGCCGTATTATTGAAAGACGAATAGCCCTTACGAACCTCAGGCGCACCAGCTCCAGGAAAGATATTTATCAGCTCCAAAGCAAGCGTTGGATCCATGTTGTCAATAGGACTAACAAGATCCAATCCGCTGTAGGGTGCTGGTAGGGTAGTTCCCTGGAACGCCATAGTTATTTACCGTAAGGATTATATCCGTAGTTTTGCGGCATTGGCGCTGCTTGCTGTTGCTGCTGCTGCTGCATTTGCGGTTGTTGCGGCATTTGCTGCTGCTGCGGTTGTTGCTGCTGATATTGCTGCATGTATTGCTCAAACGGCGCGCTCAATGAAACTGGTGGTGGAGGTATCAACTGTGGGGGTGGTGGCATCTGAAACGGTTGACGTGGTTGCATTGGCATCTGCTGATTTGCCTGTTGATACGGAGCAAGCATCTCATTAAATCGCTGTGAACCACCTGCATACATCATTGGATCTGGTTGCTGTGGTGGTGCCTGTCGCAAGGGAGGAGCTACTTGCCGTGGAGGTCGCGCTACCCGTGGTCTTGCAGATGGCATGGCATTGAGTGCTGATTTTAGTTTTTGCATATTATCCTCGTCTTTGTAGTCGTCGTGCTAATTCTCGTTGTTGGGCTTCCTTGCTCCATTCTTTCGGTTGGCCAGATGCGGCTACACCTACAGATTGAGCAGTTTCCCCTGGTTTGTAACTGCCAGGCTTAGTAGTTGATGTGCCCGTTATGTTGGAAACATCCTTTTCTAATTCTGGCGTCCACTTGATGTCGATAGTGCCATGATGCTCATTAACAGCACCTCGACTTAAAGCAGCTTGAGCAATTTGTTTTCGCTGCTCTCCTGAGTACTTCCCCAACCAGTCATTACCGAACTTTTTGAAGAACGCTGAATAACCCCATATGTCTTCCGGCTTCAGATCGGCTTCGTCTCGTGATTCAGCAAATTTGACATTACTGTATTGGCCTTGTGCAGCCTTGCTTTTTTCGAGCTCTATCAACTCTTCCCTGCTGCGTCCTTTGTTTAAGTCAGTGCCAGCAAGCAGTTCGTCTGGAATGTTTATGCCTTTATCTCTAAGCTTTTCCATCCTGATTCGCTCAGTTAGGTAGCGGTCCTTGTTGCCAAAAGCAGCGCCAAGTAACCCCATTGGGAGCACCCAATTCATCGGATCTTTTGCTGCCTCTCTAAAGGCTTCACCCGATCCCATACTCTTATACTTTTGGCGATTGCGATTGTAATTATAAGCAGATAGACCAGCTAGAACTGCACCTCCAGCAACAGGACCAGCCATAGCTAAAGAACCCATGCCAGTTGTAGCACCAGCTCCAGTGCCTGTAGCAGTTGTAGCTGCGCCACCGCCACCACCTAAGATATTTGCTCCACCCAATAGACTTGGAGCAGCTCCACCTGAAACAGCAGAAGTACCTGCGCCTGTAGCAGCACCACCACCAAATAGTTGCCCTAGTCCAGCGCCTCCGGTAGCTATCTCGTTGCCTAAGTATTGTCCACCGATGATACCTACAGCCTGACCTAGCTGATTTGCTGTTGATGGTCCTTCCTGTTGCTCGTCTAAAGCCCTCTGCCTTGCTTCCTGTGGAGTGCCAAAGTTAGCTGTGACAGCGTCATAAGCTGCCCAACCAGGGACACCCTGATTAGTAAGGTAGCTGTAATACTGTTGAGGTGACATTCCTTTAGCAGGTGGTGGTATTTGTGGTGCCATTAGATCCAAGTCCCAAATACTGCTGTGCCACTTCGAGCAAACAATTCTGCCCTAGTATGACCACCAGCATATACAATCTTACTATTTTGTTGCCTTGAGTAATCTTCGTTCATTTGCGTCATGAATCGAGGTTGCACCCCAGTTAATCCATGAATTTCAGCAAATCGCTCAAGCATACCCAATTCAAGCGTTTTTTGATTGAAAACAGTTTCATCTGTATCAGCCAAAAAGTCTGAATAAGGACCGTTGTAGTAGGTCCATGTCACGCCACCATCTGATACTGAGCCAGATGTGTGTGTTGGAGCTGTGGCACCTGTAGTACCACCAGCAGTCGTTTGATAGTAATTCCCGTTGTAGAAGGTATAGGAATTAGCTGCATAGACTACGCCAGTCGCCCAAGTTCTAGGTCGTACGTTTCTATCAGCAATATACTCGAATATAATTACATCACCGTTTTGTGCGGCACTTGGCGTAGGACTAATTAGCAATTCGCTATTGGTCAGGCCACGAATCTGAAAGCGTTGATAAACGGTCGTATTCAGCCCGTAGCCGCGAATCTCTGCATACTCCTGTGGTGACATTGGTCCAAGGATTCTCCATCGTGTGGAGCTATTCCAGAAGGTCTCGTAATGATACCAGGAAAAGGCGGCAGGCAAACTATAACTAGCTTGCCCACCGACTAGGGTAATAGAGCCCGACGCATACATTTTAGGCCAAGGATATTGATCGCCTATCTCACGATTGATGCGTTGAGCTATTGCCAACAGTTGCTTAGTAGTAACATCAGACGATGTAATTATATTACTATCGACTGTATATCCTGCTTCTGCTGCTACATTTGCAACTGCTGTGGCTAACGTCATACTTTTCTTGGTCTACCTCGTGGTCGTGGTGCTGGTTCAACAACCTCATCTTGTACATCGATGTCATCTATTTCAGCTACGATCTGTTGTCGGCGTGGTCTAAGGTCTGTACCCTCAGTGCCTTCAATCCGCTGCATAAGCAGCTCTATCTGCTCTTCTAGCTTCTCAGTGCGTCGCTGTTCTCTCTCTAGTTGCTGTTTGAGAGCTACAACCTCAGCCTGTGGTGAGTTAGATGCACTTAGCCAATCCTTAGCCATTTGCACGAATTTACCCGCTGGTCCCAGCCGTCTTTTTACATCGTCTGTCGCGGCAGCTAGCTGCTCTACAGTATGGAAACCAAGGTGTTGCAACTCACGCAAGGTTGAACCAGGCATCGGAGGCCATTCAGCAAGCGGCGTACCACTTTCAATGGGAGCATTACCAGCTTGGAAAGCAGCATACTTTTCAGGGTATTCTGCGATATCTTGAGGCTCAATCCTTCTAACCGTTTCATCTCCACCTGGCCATTGAATAGAAATAGAAGGAATTTCATCATAAATAGGACGGCCAGCTTCTAGGCTTTTTTGCTTGTTTTCGTTGTAAGAATTGAAGAATTTAACATTGGCACCACTATAACGCTTCTTAGGAGCGCCACCGTTCATCAGAGTGTTCCAATCAATTTGCGGCATATAATCCTTTAAAAATAACTACATAGACTTGTTTAGTGTACTAAACTGTTCTAGGTAATTAAAGCCGTATTATTTTCAACCCCTCTGTCTCTAACATTGATTGAAAATGATCTATTCCCCATAAATCATTCGAAACATCAACGATCAAAGAATCGAATACCTGCGCAACTACAAAGCTATCAATGCCATCAATGGCTGGATAATTGCCATTAGTTGCCTGGTTTAACCATTCTACAAACGTATCTGAGCCATCTGTGCGAGCTCCATAATGGGTGACCGGTAGCTTACCATTT